GTAGGAATGTCCAATTGCATTAATAAATAGTTTCCTGATATCACCCAAGTGTTGTGAGTAACGAGAATCAGTATAAGTTAGTACTCTAACCTGTAGCCCTGAACAGAAAGATAAATCAAAATATACCTTATATTCATTAGCCATTACCTGGATTGATTGTATATCTGATATCCATACCAGGGTAGTACAGTTAAAAACATGGAGAGGAGTTTGTTCCTCTCCGATTATCTTATCAATGAATTTCTTATATAACTTAGTAATCATAACTTTTGAGTGTTACATTTTGATATTTACAATGAGGACAAGTCCAATCCTTAATATGCCAAGGACCTCTTAAATCCTTTATATCGCTTTCCTTGAATTTCTTCTTGCAATGATGACATTTGTATTTATATACATCGTAATCATACTGAGATGAATAGAGATAAAGTATTCCGATTATCACTCCCAGTACTGTTAGTATTAGTAGTAAGTATTCCATATCTTTTAATTTAATGATTAATAATGCCCTATATCCCTCTATTAGATTAATTACTTCCTCCTACCGGAAAAAGTAATTATCCATAGTACTTAATAGAACAGATTAAGTAAGGTATTCTCATAAAGAATGAATAGGATGATTCTTCCATATCTTCTCTAACAGAATAACTTTCAATTCTTGTTTTTGATAATACTGCTTCCTATGTTTACCATGCCTATTAAGATAAGGACCTGGATAATGTAAGTCATCAAGATAAACCTTTTTCTTTGAGGAATCTGTTCTAACCAAACGACCAAGGAACTGAATAGATTTTTCCTGGCTATCCATTGATGCTGCATTAAGTAAATACCTAAGCTTAGGGAAGTTTTTACCTCGAGCAATGATTGTAGTTGATACCAGGATATCAATCTTGCCTTCCCTAAAATCTTTCATTATTTGTTGTCTTATCTTTGAAGGAGTATCTACATGCACACAGGCAATATTATATTTACTTCCTAGCTTCTTTTTAAAGTATTTGCATAATTTCTCACAGTGTGCAATAAATTTACATACTACGAGTGCAGGATATCTACCTTGTTTAATATTCCATTTAAGTCTGTCATAAACCATCTTTCTGGCATATTTATTGAAGGTAATAGAATCATCATATACTTCTTTATAAGATACTTCTTCTGATTCCCAATTACCATACCAAGGTTTACTTGGTACCATCTTTACGATTGTACGAGTTGAATAACCTTTCTTGATAGAGTCCTTAAGTTTAAACTCTGCAAGTACTTTACCAAAGAATACTTCAAGATTCATATTCTTTACTTTGTCTTTTGCAAGCTTACTCATATAAATGGTACCAGATAATCCTATACGAACTCTGGTATTAAATAAACGAGTAAGTACATTTTGATATTGCTTACTACCTGCTTGGTCAGCCTCATCTACCAAAACCATATCTACCTTTGCTAATTCATTCTGATAGAATCTCATGTTACGAGAAATAGATTGAACCATGCCAATTGTAAAGTTACTCCAATTTAATACTTTACCTTGAACAAATGTAATCTGTTCTCCTGGTAGGTATTTCTTAAATTCATCTCTAGCTTGATTCAACCAGTCAGAGTCATTAGTTATTAGCAAAGTCTTTAACTGCTTCTTATAGGATAAATAAAGAGACGACATGATAAGAGTTTTACCTGCATTAACGGTGTAATCTAAAACCCCAATTTGAAAAGGTACTTTACCTACCTTATTATTGATTACTGCTTTAACAGCCTTCTCTTGTTCTGGTCTTAATTTATATTCTCCTATCTTCGTAACAACTTTACTGACTTTAGGTAAAGGTTGTCGCATATCTACAACTTTAGGTTTAATTCCATACTCAATACACTTTTCATATACTGCAGGAAGTAAACCTATTTTAAATTCACCATGCTTATTAACATAATGAATTTTACCATCCCAGTTCTGCATACCTCTTTGCCTTGTACGTAAGTAGAAAGCATTTGGATGACGAATGGCAAACTCTGCATAGAGTTTCTGTGCGAACTTAAGAGGTAAGTCTAAACTACAAACATTACCGTTTTCTATCAATATTTTCATCTCTATAAGATTTTTTATTAATAACTCTTCCTATTGTACCTACTGATACGCCTAACCTTTTAGCTATGTCCTTATAATATAGGCCTTTAGCCTTTAACTTAAATATAAGGATTAAATCTTTCTTAGATAACTTAGCTCTAGAAGCTTTACAAGAAGACCCTCTTAATTTACCATTTTTTCTAGCATCTTCCATATTTTGTTTTTGAGTGCCCCATCTAAGATTATCTACATGATTATTCAAAGGGTTACAGCTGGATCTCCCTTTATTATACCTCCTCTAAGTAACTTCCAATTACCCGATTTTCTGGAATATACCTTACCATCCCTAGAAACATGATAATAAGGCCAACCTGGTATATTATCTTTCATATTCCCATTCTGTATAATTATCCTACTCATTTGATAATTACAGTTACACCTTTCTTAGTAGAATCATCTACTCCCATAGCTTCCTTGATAAGCTTAATGTGATGTTCTTCATCGGCAATTAACTTATTCAACAAATACATCACATCATCATAATCAGCCCGTTCACTATATAAGGCTAGACTATTCATAATTTTCTTATAATTGCCAATGGTCTCTATCTCAGAGTTCCAGGCAATCTTCAAAGCACTTTCAGGAGAAAAACCTATTTTCCACTTTAGGATAGATATCCATCACAGAATCCTGTTCATGAAGGTCTGCTTTCTGTAAGAAATCCGATAACTTGTCGTAATGTCTCATTTCTACCAAACCAATACCAAGCATTAACTCTGCAATGGGTTCAAACCTTGACGACTGTTGAGTATACATAAGGATAGCACTAATCTCAGAGAAAGGTTTATCCTTTAGTGCATCCTTGAACATATTAACAATATCCTCTGGCCAAGGTTCAATGTCCTTGAAATCAGGATAATCTACTGACTGGTCTGAATACTTGAGGACATCAATAAAGGCATTTGCTGCATCCTCTACTCTGTTACCTAAAAATTTTAAAGCTTTCATAACGTTATGTTTTTAATTATTAATCTTATCCCAGAGTGAGCCTTCAACTTGAGGTTCCTCTAAAGATTTTTTATTCTTATTCTTATATAAATACTTATTATACCTTTCTACTGCTTTATCAGTATATAACTGAGCAATATCTGGTAGACCATTACACCATGCTAGAGATTCAAACTGAGCATCTATGAAATCCTTATAATCCCAACCTTCTTCCTCTAAGAATGCTGCTACATAAGCAAAGTGAACATACTTTTCAGGATTCTTTTCATAGGATTCATATATACCAGTTGCCTTAGCAATCTTACTTACAAAGTAATCATGTACCTTAGCAGTGAGTTCTAAATCTGCTGACTGTAATTTAATCTCAGCTTCTGTTTGATTAGTAATGTTATCCTGCATGGATATTAACCTTTGCATAACATTACGATAATCTGTCATCCTCTTTAAACCAGTCTCAATGTATTTAATAAATCCTTCCCGAGTATCAAATTTAAAATCCTCACAAAAGGTATTACATATCTCAGCAAGCTTTTTACATAAAGCCCATTCCCTTGTATTACTTTCGTTTATTTTACGAACTCCTCTATGCTTAAGCTTTATACGAGTAGCATATAATATATCGGCAACAAGGGAAGCATTACCCTTAGATGCTAGTAATATATTAGTTACTTTCTTAGTTGTCCCTTTATTAGAAACAACCACTGCTCTAGTATTTATTGCCTCTTTTCGTGCAATAACAAAAAAAGCCTCAACTGGGAAGTTATCTACCTCTAAGGTATTTAATATTTCCTCAAATTGAGATTTAGTAATGTGAATACTGGGTTCTCTCATTTTACTCTATTACAAACTAAAACACCATTAATACAACCCTCGTTATTATCTATTGGGCATTTCTTCCCATAAAGGTTTTTAGTGGGAGAACCAAATGATACATAATATGAACCTCTACTGGTACCTACATACCAAGTAACATTTTCGGGTAAGTTTAAAGTATAATCCCTAACTTTACCATCAACCATCTCACATCTGAAAACCATATTCTTCCTTGGTTGGGGTTTTTCAAACCAACTTACAACTGGGAAGAAATATCCCATAATTAAAAGAGCAGCCAAAACTATTGAAGTCTTAACTACATAATCGATTATCTTCATCATATCATTAATATTTTAAGTTATATAATATAATAGGTAATCCTTACTCCAAAGAGTTTCGGATTTGAATTAAATCTTGATAACTTTGATACCTTGTTTGATATACTAACCTAAGAGTTTCCTTTCTCCCTAAATCGTTTACATCTTTTCCTTCTGGTAAAAACACCACCTTGACTTTTTTATAGGCAACAAGTTTGAGCGCAAGATTGATTGCGTATTTCTTGGCGTCTGGGTCCAGCAATATAATAAATCTTTCGCATGAGGATTTAAGTAATTCATTGACTTGATATCCAGATATAGCTTTACCCATTGTGGCAATTCCTCTATCTCCAATAGTAAGGGCATTGAGTGCACCTTCACAGATGTATACCGACCTATACATCTCCAACGCATCATAATTAAATATGATAAATTCTTTGCCAACTCCTGTGATATCTTTGTTAGGGTTGTTATACCGAGGACCTTGCCCGATAACATTTCTCGCGTTATAATATCTAAGTTGTCCTCTGTAATAAAAGGGTATAATGAGGTACCCAAAGTAAGCCCCCTTCGTCGCATAGCCAACTCCATGCTTAGACAACTCAGAGATGACAAAGCCACGGCTCTTGACATATCCTCTAATGCTTTTTGCAACTTGTGACTGGCCAAGGTTAAGGATTCTGAATCCTTCGGGTAGATACAAAGGCTTAGCTTCTGCAAGTTCAACCTTTTCTTCGTGAAATTCAAGCTCATCAAATTTTCCACTATTTAAGAAATTAATTAGTTCATGGTATGTATCGAATCCTTCTATATCCATAACCAATTGAGAAGGATTCGGATGTTCATTACATCTAAAGCAATTGGTTCTATACATTGATAAGTTAACTCCCATTTTTAATTCCCTATGACAGTATGGGCATACTGGGAGTTTCATCCAGCCTCTTCGATATTCAAAAGCACCTAACCTCTTGATAAAATAGGTTTTTAACTGGGATTTAAATTTATTAGTAATTTTCATCTATGCCTAACTATATTTAACCTACGTAAGTAATTATTTAAAGTGGTATGCCCTATAGAATATTTGTTACATATATCTCTAACTAACATACCTTCTTGATAATCATTCATAATGTCTTGGTATATAGCTTTAAACTTATAATTTCCAAACTTAGGTTTACTCTTTAAATTTATAATACGAGTAATAGCTGAATCAGAAATCCCAAATTTCTTTTTAAGAATCGACCGGGGTTTACCAAGATTATACTCATAAAGTAAACAGTTGATACTAAATTCGTCAAGTATATCTCGACCTCCTGGTTTAAATCTACCATCTTGAATACACTGTTGGGTATTTTCTTTATAAGTACCCCAATATAAATTCTCTACCCGATTATTAGTCCTATCATTATCTTTGTGACACACACAGGGTTTATTCTTGGGATTAGGTATATAAGTTAAAGCCACTAATCTAGAGGCTTGAATTCGGGTTCTTTTATTATCAGTTCTTAAAATGTGATAAGTTCTATTCCTACTAATGGTGCCTTTCATTAACATCCATAAGTTTCTTTTAGGATAATACTTATATAACCTACCTCTTTTAGAGATATGATACCCGGGCCAATTTTTTATATTGTGGGATAGTTTTCTATTATATATCACCTGATTTCTTCTCATACTTCTCTTTATTTGCTGAAGGATTACCCTTCTGTTCATTCATAATTTTATCTAAATTTTTAGCATATATCTCATCATAATTCTTTCTTTGTTCTTTAGTAAACTCTGTACATCTTTGCCTTTCTACATCACACCTAAATAAGGCTCTACCAGAAGGAAGACCATCCCTTTGTACTACAATCTCTGAACGAAGGATATTATCTTTCTCTTCTTGCTCTGTACTGTTAAGACCCATAATGAATTGAGCATTACGTACAATGGCAATAGAACCAGATATATCGTTCTCATCATATTTAGTTGCTTGGTGTTTCTTACCTTCACGAGTAATATGATGAGCAGTCCATACAACATCTAAATGCAAATCCTCAGCAAGATTCTGTAAGTCAATATATACATTTGAGATTCTATCAAAATCCTCTTTATCCTTTGCAATAGAAGCAAGCTTCCCTGCATAGTCAACCATCAATACCTTAATATCAATCCCTTGGCTCCTAAGAGTAAGTATCTTCTCCCTTATATAATTGCAGTCAGTAATTAATGCAGGTACTCTTTCAACGATTAATTCAACTCCAAACCTTGCAAGTTTTCTTAAATGCTTAGCCTCGAGTTTATCATAATCTCCAGTATATAATTCCTTCTTAGTTTTATTGATACTGGATTGAATGAAACGGTCCATGATTTGTTCTTGACCATTTTCTGTATCCACATAATAAACTGACTTCTTCATTCTAAGGTAACCTCTTGCAAGGTTAACCATAAAGAATGTTTTCTTTGCTTTAGGTTTATCCAAGATTACATTGATTGATGCACCTGGGAATCCTCCCGCATTGGTTAAATCGTTTAGTTGCCTAAATGGGCATGGTACTACTGAGGGTTCTGCCTGCCTTTTAAATTGACGTTCAGTAACATCTCGAATCATGAATAAAGGTTCATCCTCCTGTTTAGGTCTACTTCTTTGTAAAACCTTCTCTACCTTTCTAGAATATTCTTCGTACTGTTCAAAGTTATCTAAGTCGAATGAATCATTTAAGTTCTTCATTTCAACATAAGTAGAGAACTGATAGATTTTCTCTTTAATATATTCTGAATCAGATAATTGAATTGAATAAAGATTTTTGATAACCTTCTCGATGTTTGGGATATCATCCTTAGTAACCAGGTCAACATAGTTTTTAGATTCTAGCATTTCTCTGAGTACTTGTTTAAGGACATTCTGTGAGGGTATCTTTCTTTGCTTCTTGAAGTATTTAAGTATACCCTCACAAATTAAGGAATGTTCGATAAGTACTAAGTAGCTTGGTTTTATTCTGCTTAGTACTAAACCTCCTTCCTTATCTTGAATAATGAACCTGAGAATCTCTAACTGAAAGTCAGGTGCAAAACTAAATTTAATTTTATTCTTTTTCATACATTATTATATTGCAATATTATATACTAATAGATTTTGATAGTCCTCATGTAGTTCTGAACTCATGTCCACAATATCTAGTCTTCTTATCCTCAGCCGTTCGGTGAAATTTTTTGATATTCTTATATTATATAAAATATATTTATTATATTTGCATAACGAAATACTTAAAGAATATGAGGAAATGTAATGGAAACAATGGTTCAGAGCTTCATAGATTAAAACCCATGCAGGATTATGATGAAGCAATGTTTAATCGGTTATACAAAGTTTGTAAGCCAGTTATTCGGAACCTTACCAAACAGATTGATTACAAAAGGTTTAACCTTACGCCAGATATAATATCTTCTTATTTCTGGGATAAAATGTTATTTGTTTTTAATAAGTACTACGGTACTTGTAGTGAAGAACATCTTAAAGCAAGAATCCTTTCTTCTCTTGCTACATTTAAGAATAAGCTTCTTCGATTTGCCTATGGAGAGATTGCAGAATACAATCAGAACCTATTCAAACTTGAAGACTTATTTGATAATGATAAAGAGTTAGAGGATGACGATGAAGAAGTTAAGGCTAAGGAAGAAATGCTTGAATTATTATATAATTATATGAAAGAGAAGTTATCTCCCGATGCTTATATGGTATTTGAAGTATTACTTACTCCACCTCCTTATATTAAAGAACGAATTAAAGATGGAGAAAGAATCACCAATATAATGCTGGTTGAGTTCTTTGATATGCCTAGAACTAAGAAGTCGGTTAAATACATAGGAGAACTCAAACAAGATATCTTATATTGGGAAGAGAAAGCTAAAGAAGAACTTCACTACTAAACACAAAAGAAAAGGGGCGTTTCCCAACGTCCCTCTCCTATAATCCCTAAATTAAAAGTTCTTTGTCAACAATATAAGTAGTTAAGACATAATATTATAGTTTTATAATGTATGCCAGTACGTAGTAAGGTGGCCTATTTTCGTGAGGTTGACCTCCACCTGCAGCCCTGGTATCATGGTCCCATAGGCATACATAAGAATTATCTTTATCAGTTTTATTACTACCAGAAAGGTTATTACCAATCCATTGAGTACCATTAGCTCCCACCAAATCTGGATGAGCCTCGATAAAGTAAGCATCTGCGAAATTGTGAACGTGAGATGGAATCTCTTGAGTTGAAAGAGTTACTTTTTCTTGGCCACCTGTATTACCAATCAAATTGTAATCCTCATTACCTGATGACCAACCTACAATGAATTTACCTGATAAGTCTGGTGTTTGTAAATCTTCTACAATCTGACCATTACATAAAGCCCAGCCTTCTGGTACGGAAACTCCATTCCACATTGCAATTAATCCTCTTGGTATATTAGCTCCTGCCATACCACCAAGCTTTTCATCAATGTAAGCCTTGATATCAAAGTTTGGGAATCCTTGCAATAGTCGTAAGAGAGTTTCTATATTGGCTTGTTGCATTCCATGGATAGCAGTATTATATTCTACTGGTTGGGGAAACTTTCCTGCATAAGGAACAATAGAATATTTCTCTACTGAGTTATCCATTGAATTAGTACCTTGCCCATATATACCAATTAATACCATTGAGGAGTTGTCTACCAAACCTTGAGATACTGAAGCCATAGCTCTATTCGCTAGAGACTCATATGATAATTCATTATCTTCTAATACATTTGTTTTTGACAGGTTTCTAGAATCCTTGGGTGTTGGGTATAATGGGTCTACTGATTTCTTGTACAGAGAATAGAACGAATTAGATTCATTCCAGAAAGCTCTGAACTGTACTGGGTTCTGTACAGGCTCTTCCAAAGGTGTATGGTAAGCAAATACAATCACATCCTCATTAGAACCCTTTGAGCCTTCAATATTAGGTATACTAATATTAGCACTATCAGAAATATAGATTGTACCATCCCTTGCTATACAACCAAAATTTGTATCTGGTCCTTCACCAGAATCTGCAGCTTTAGTCATATACCTTGAAAGGATTCTATCCTTTATTGCTTGATATGCAGGAGAAGTAGGTTCTCCATTAGGCAAGAGAGTGATTGCATTATTTACAATCGTTGCAGAACCAAATCCACAAAATGGGCCAATGCCTACTGGTGCAGCTATAGCTTCAGCTGCATCCTTAGACTTTATTATACCTTCATAATCAAAATAGGTTTTCATAATGTATCTTCGTTATTGTTATTACTCTTATATTCTTTCGATTGGTTTTTCATATCTTGGAAAGCCTCTCCTACAGCCTTGAACTTGAGGGTTATCAATTTCCAAAAGATAGACCAGATACTGTACCTCTTTTCTACACCATGTAAAGTACAGATATGATTATAAATACTATCTATTTCAAAACAGTAACATAATACCATTACCGTTATAGATACTGTTATTGGATTTAATCCGTAAGGTTCTCCGATGGCTTTACCTATTACGGCACCCAGTAAGATGTAACACAGGTAATCAATGATTTTATTAAGAGTTTTTCTCCCGGCTCTAGATTTTCTTATTTCAATCTTCTTTGCCCTACTTGCAGATATCCCAAACCAAAAATCTGTAAGTATTAGTACAAAGGCTAATAAAATCATCCACCTCAAATCAAAGATAATGGCATAACATTCAGAAGTGAATCCAATGATACCAGTTTTAAATAATGTGTTAAAAGAGCTGCTTTCCATTTTGTTTATTCTATTTTAAGTGACCATTCTGTTCCTTCCGGAACTAATATATTAATACCTTGTTCCGAAATATCATTGGATTCCCAAGTAAGTTCTGTCTTATCAACTACATCCAACAGGTTTACTATGAATACTGCTTTAACTGCAGGATTAGCTTTCACATAGAAAGTATGTTTACCTGGTAAATTAGTAGAGAATTGATAAGGGCTTGGATGAACCACATCCGGAGCTGTCTCATATACAATATCTGAAACTTCTCCAGTATCTGAAGTACAGGTTACGATAGTAGATACTTCTTGTACATCTTTGCTTAGTTCTGCACTTACTGGATTACAAGTTAAAATATACTTAGGTATAACATCTTTAATCGTAAGGCTTACTACTGAACCTTGATAATAAAACTCATAATTACCTGCTTTATCGAAAGTGATAAGAGTGTTCGAATTGTATTTCTCAGATGAACCCTCTAAGTCAATCCCAGTTATCATATTACCACCATCTCCCCAACGTAGGTAGAATTGGCAATTCTTGGATTTGGTTAATTGATAGCCTGCCCTGATATACTTTCCTGCATCTGCTTCAGCTTCAGAGTAAGTTTCTAATTCATACCAATTCTCATCCTCTTCATTCAAAGGTTCTAACCACAAGTAGGATTGAGGAGTAGGTATATAAGCAAGTACTTCTACTTCTACAGACTTACTAGCATCACCCACCGATTCAAATTTATAACTTCCAGCTTCATTAAATTGGTATTCTGTACTTCTACCATAGTAGAAATCAGGACCAACTACATAGCGATTAGTTAATTCTAAAGTACCAAGTTTTACCCAAGTACCTTGGGTATTCTTTTTATAAATGGTCACCTCGGTATCAAAATAACTACCTAAGTTTGCACTTTCGAAAGTAGAATAATAAATACCCGATGTAACCCAAAGATTAACTGATGCAGAACCTTGAGCATTTAGGTTTAATCGTTTGTTTGATACGCCTATATCGTAGTTAATCGTATAACCTAATCTGTAAGCTACTACTGTACCATAATTACTAGCATTACCTGAGTCATCTTTAGTACATCTAAATTGGAATGTACCAGTAGTAGTTGGTGCCCATCTTTGACCATTACGAACTAAAATACCGGGGTCTGAAATACATACGGCAATAAGTTGACTTGTATCTTCGTTAGGATCTGAAGAACGAATAGTTATCGAAGACTTTTCACCGTTGGTAAGATTTATATTCCGAGGTTCACAGAGTACAGTATAGTTAGTAGCAATAGCAGTTACGGTTAAGGTAACCTTCTTTGCGGGGAAGTCTGCAATAACCCATTCATATGTACCTGCAGAGGTTATTTCCCAAACAGAACCAGAATCTTTAGTTTCATAGGTATTAAGTAACTGTACGGATACAGGTTTAATATTTCCCTGATAATTCATATTTGCAGTTACCCTTACTTTGATTACTGGATTAGTACCTGTAATTACTAAATTATCTGGGTCTGTTCCTCCTTCTACCAAGTCGGCATATATGTGATAAGATTTAGTGTAATATTCTAAACCTATATCTACATAGGTAGTTACTGAAGTATCTCCTACACTTCGGAAATAATATCTTTGGTCACCCTTTCTTGCATAGAAAATAGAACCGCTTTCATATTTCTTTGAGCTCCACTTATTCTCAGAGGGGTCATATCCAGTTACCTGATATCTTAAATCGGCATCATCGTAATCAGAAGTAACGGTTACTCTAATGGGTACTTCTGTTATATGTCCTGTTACAATCTTTGCAGGACTGATAAGAGGTTCAGCTACAATTTTATAATTGTAAGCCAAATCAAATCCATAAGCAATCTTCCCAGATACATTGTATGGTAAGAATCTATCGAATAACTTATCAATTGATTGTTTGAAAGCTTTGAACTCTGGAGTGGGGGAAGTAAACCCATGACCGCTTATAGAAATACCTACCTCTATACATTGAGCACAACCATAAATCTTATCATAGTTGTATTTGTCGTACTGAGAATAATCGGTATCATATAAGGGGTCTACCTTTTCCCATTTATCCATCTCTCCATCGGTTGGGTCTGTAATTGTACAGGTTAGCCCATACATATTAAAAAGAATTTCGAAGAACTTTCTTGAGCCACGAATCTTAAGTAATGAGATTGAATACTTTAAGATAGTTCGAATCTGTTCATTACTTAAGTTGGGAACTCCTTTATGTTCTCCGGTTCTAGCAAATGGCAATGCTCCCAAGAACTCCCAGAGGTAGTTTAAATACCTCTGCTGAGTTTTATCAATATCGATTATATCTAGAATATTATCAATATCTTTAGTTATATCTTCTTGGAAATAGTTACCACAAATTTCTAGAAATCTTTCTAATATGCCCTTACCGTCGACTTTATAAGTATCTTGCTCTTTAAATTCGAAAGGTAAGAAATCAATTAGGTTTTTAAGATTTATCATACTATTTCGTTTACTTTAAGTGTTAACTGACTTGAGTCTTCGAATACTGGGATATTATAACCAGGGTCTGTGTAATCCTTGTTTGGTTCTGCAATGGTTATGGTATATCTAAACCCAGATTGATAACCGTTGTCCTGGATATCAAGGGCAAAGATAAACCCATTTATAGTATCTCGAATTTGTGTAGTCTTACCTACTTGACCATCATAAGAAAAGCCTCCCTTAACTGAACGTACTGTAAATTGAGTACCTGAAGAGAAAGAGATAAAGTAAGACATACTGCCATTAGCTTCATCCAATTGGAATTGACCAAGGATTAGTTCTTTGTTACCATATACAGTAGTAGGCCATGGTTTAGTATAGAACTTCTTCAAGTGTAAATAATCTACTGATTCAAGATTATCTATGAGTGCATAGATATCAGAGATTCTTACGCTGCCACCAATGTCTGAGTTCTCCGGAGAATAAGCATTAAATAATGCACTAAGAATCTGTGATTGTATTTCTGAAGTTTTATAAGACTTCTTCCCAGTAACTTCTACATCCAAGATAATGTTTACCTTACCTGCAGACTTAACTGTTAACCAAGTGGTAAGTGGTGAGTTCTGATGTAATACATCATATACCTTTTGAATAAGATTGGAGTCAGCAGTAGCACCATTATCTGGAGATATATAAACGATTAGTTTTCTACCACATTCATATTCTGCCTTTGCCTTACTAACTCCATCAACTAGTTTAGCTAAGTCTATGAAATCTTGTTTGGTAATAGCAACTCCCATAGTTTTTACACTCAAAGGTATATGTTCCTTAAGCATATTGAAATTTTCGTATGATGAACCTCCACCTGCAGCATAAGTATTAGATACTGTAGCATCCGTTACTGATGAAGATATAACTGAAGGTACAGAAGTAATCATACCAGATTTTACATTACCATTGATACCCGTAGTAAGGTAGAACTTAACTTCAGATATCTTAGCATTAGCTGCTGGCTTCTGTCCATATTTACCATCACCAAATAAGATATAAGGGTTTAAAGCTTCATCCATGGTAACCATGAAATGTTTATCGGTTGGTTTTGAGTAAGCAAAGGTGTTTACCAATACCCAAGATTCTCCACCAATCTTCATACTCATAGTTCCATGTTCGTAGTACTTACCATTAGGTAATGTACCCAGGGTAATAGTTACCCTTTCATCTGAAGGTATAACCATTCCATTTATCTGGCTTTCCGTATATAATTCGTGTTGTACAACTGGAACTTTACAAGTAGTTACATTAGCATACCAAGTTACGTCTCTAGATGATAGCCATTTGTTACCATTAGAGTCTGTGAATAAAGTTCCAGAAGGTATAGTTAACTTAGCACCAATAGAATCTCCAGATACATCTCGAGATACTACCAAATCTACTGATGCTGCAATAGCACCTCTTGCATGATAATCTACCAAAGCACCATGCTTAACTACTGAACTGTATTTACGAGCAGTAGGCAAGAATGATTCCCTTGCCATATTATCAATGTAGTAGTGAAGAACTTCGGCAATTGCCGCAAATAATGAAAGGATAATGATTAAGATATTTCCTTCCGAGTAATCAGTTACGAGTACATTGCCATCTTTGTCTTTGATATTCGTAAGTGATTCTATCAGCTTGGCCTTAATCTGTTGGTAAGACCTCTGATAAGGGTTGAGCCATTTATTAGTGATTCCCATATTAATAAGAGTTTAATGAATTTTCATTTTTATCGTAGGTCAGGTACAGGTACTGACTAGTAGAAGTTTCATTAACTACATAATGAACTTCTATGTTTATTTTAGCACCTCGTCTAGAAACGGTAATACCTTTAAAGGTAATCCTTTGTTCCCATGCACCAATTGAGCTTTTAATAAACTCTTTAATAATAAAACTTAGGGCTTGTGTATTTGGCTCCTCTATACATTCCCATAGGCGATTCCCAAAGTTTTCCTGTCGAAATCGTTGTCCTATTAAATAATACATTATAGAGCTTATATTATTTCTTACCAAAGCCATATCACCATTAACGGGATACCAACCTGTTTCACCCTTTTCATTTCTCGTAAGTTGAATAGGGAATATCATACCCTTTCCAACGATGTTAGTAAGATAGTTATCCATTAGTGTATACATTTAGTGTCCTCATAATCTTCTTGTTTGAAAGTAGAGAACGGTTGACTTGCTTGAGTTACAGTAGGACCTGAAGAACCTGGTCCAGTAGTTACACCAGAGTGTACATGAGAATTGAATAGAGCTCTTAGAGTTTCCAGTTCTTTAATGGTATTATTGAGTTTCTCGGTTAGTTCTTTAATATTAACTACTCCTTGATTCTCCCCCTTATTTAAGATTACTGTATCTCCAGAACCTACGCTTACATCACCTTGTGCTTGAATAGAAATGTTCCCTCTAGCAGCAAGGCCTACATCACCATTTATATAAACAGTTAGCTTTCCATTATCATCATCTAGTACCATTAAATTTCCTTCTGGAGTAATGATTCCCATTTTATTGGGACCATCCAAGGGGTCTGGTACTTGTTGTAATCCCCAACCATGATATTCCCATAGAGGTTTAGTTGGGTCTCCAAATTCGAATGTAACAAATACTATATCTCCAACTTTAGGAGCTAAGTACTTGAATCCGTTATTGATAGAACCATGTTGGCCTTTAGGAAAAGCCCATGTAATGATTCCACCCATGACTTCAGGACAGCATACTTTAATACGGTTCATATGTTTCTCCGTATCATTATTATCTACCACTATGCCACGGTAGATAGAGTAGTATCTACCTAAACCTTCGATACCCTCTTCTGTTAGTAATCTAGCTGTTGAGTACATTATTTCTTGTTGGATTTATATCGTTCATAAGCTTTCATTGCCCAATTAAACTCATCGAAGTTATACCTTTCTTTCATAGAAAGAGTAACCTTTGATTGGTCTGCCTTTATGACATTAGTTTTACCATAGAGTGCAGTACCGTTGGAAGTTACTACTGTGCCTTCTGTACGAACGGTACCTGCAGCAAGAGCTTTTGGGTCTTTAGCATTTATCTCGTCATAATAGAACTTATTCTGTAAGAACTCTCCTGCACCTTTCTTATCAATAATTCTACCCTTATCATCCATAAACCTTTCTACAAAGTATACTACTTCATTATAGGTAAAATCATGTACAATATCAGAAGCATTAGCAGTATTCTTTTTGTTCTTACCAAAATCAGTTTTAGCAGAATCCTTAGCATCATTACTTACAATATCCTGAGTACTAAGTTGAGTCATAGATGTAGTTTGTCCATCTCTTGCATTGTTCTTAATCAAATCAAGAGTACAAAGATAACCTTGACCAGCATCCATTGAATGTTGTACAGATTTAATATACCAAAAACCTGACCACCTTTTTCCAACATTATCCAAGTATATTACTTGAGAAGATTGTAATGAAGGTCTACCGACTACAGTCATCTGACATACTAATTTTCTTTCGGATATCTTAAGGCCACCATTAGCATTAGCATTCATTGCCCAAGTAACCTTATCTGCTCCACCATATCGGCCAAAAAGATTATGATACAATTTATAAATGGGTACTAAGAAAGGTACCTTCTTCATTCTTCGTATCTTAACCCTGGCTTTAACCTTTCTAGTCATCGTAGGAGTAGTAACTCCATCACCAGAGTATTTTAATTCATAGGTATCTGGGTATACCATAATACAGGGGTCTTTTTCTAAAGCAGATATACCTCTCTGAGATTGCTCATTAGCTGAAGCAATCCTATATTTATTACCCTGAGTATCTCTAAGATCAATCATATAAAGAGGTGTCATACCTTCTGGGTCATATTCTCTTGGGTCTACCCATTCTTCTGCAAGGTATTCCATTTTGTATTCTCCAGTAAATAAGTATCTTTCGTTTTCTAGTAATTGCCTAAGATTACTTTCTAACTCTTTACCGTTCTTTGAGTTCTTTAAGATTTCTTGAATAACCCTTTTCTTATCGTTCGGTAGATTATTTACAGCAGTATTAATTGCCTCACGATATTGCTCAGTACTTAAATTATCCAATGCTTCTTGTTTACCTGCATTATAAGCAACATAAGGCTTTTGAGAACCGTACTCTTTTATTGCAGAACTAGATTTTTTTACTTTAGCTTCATACTGTTTATGACTAGCTATTATTTCTGGAGATACAGTAATGGGATGGGGATGTCCCAACCCAAAATTCTGTCCAGTTCTATAATCCCATGAAGGTACTACTTCGGTATTATCTTGAGGAGATTTAATGGGTTTGAATAAAGATATCTCTTCTTTCTCTCGTTCAGGTTCTGTAGTATCTGTAGAACCTACAACTAAACCCTTATCTTCGGGGTCTATTGTTTGAGTTAATTGAGCTTTTACTCTTTTAGTTATCTTTTGCATAGTGAAAGATACTCTGAGTACCTCACCATTTTCTTGTTGGTATATGTAAGTATATTCGGGTTCTTGAGTAAACTTACGATTGTGTATGTATATTACACCATCCCTAGAATCAATATACCAAGGACCATTTGCATACCCTTTCATCTTTTGTTCTAATTGAACTAAGATGTTATTCCCTATTAACCCTAAGTCACTATCTATCAGAGACTTTAAATCACTTGGCATAGCTACTTGAGCTACTCCACTAAACCTGTTAGCGTAAAGTATCTTTCCAGTAGTATTTCGACTTTGTTCTGTCGGGACCTGTAGTGACTCGTAAACTTTATTACTTATTACTTGTTTAGCCATTACTGAAATATTTCTATGATTACGCCTATATCATTGTTACATCCATTATCCAAAAAGTTGGATAAACTGTATTCCGATAAATCTGAATGAGTGTAAGGTGGTTGGAATCTTAAATCTCCAACTGTATCTATACACTTAATCGTCACATGAGTACCAGTGGAATCGAATACACAATCCAAATCTCTAACCTTAATACTGCGTACTGGGCTAGAGATAAATTGACCATCGGGGTATATGTATCCCCACTGAAGATAAATAATCGAGCTTTCCTGAAGGTCCTCGATATCTACTGTATCTGGGTCTCCAGTATCAAATGTAAGGGTAGCTAAGTTCTCCTTCTCCTCATCATACTTGTAGCTCCAATTACTTATATAAGCGCCAAGAGGTATACCAGTAATGGGATTCATTATAGGCATACCTCCAGAATTGAACAGAGCCATGTAAGGTGTTGCTGTTCCATTATAAAGTATTGGTTGGTTAGGTTTTCTAATTTCAGCCATACATTGGTATTCTTAAAATTTGATAAGGTTCTAATTCTTGAAAAGGGTTCAAGATATTATTAGCTTCGGCAATCAAATACCACTTACCAGAATCACCATAATAACGATAGGCAATATTCTGTATAGTTTCTCCATCCAATACAGTATGTTGTTTATCGTTATCAGTGTAAGGAACGTTTGGGGGAGTTACCTCTAATGAATAATCTCCCTCATCATACTTAAGAGCAATGGCTCCATCATAGGGACTTGCTCCTGTTAGGTATTGATTTAAGTCTATCATATCTGTATTCCTTTTGTATTCTTTAAATCTTCTTCAGTTACAATGTCTTGATAAGATAAGTTATAAGCACTTACTCTCTTGAAGATTAATTCCTGGGTTGCAGCTGCAGGCAATAACTTTAAATCCTCGATTGTACTTGACTTACCTGCTACTCTAGTCCTTGAGGCATTCCTAAAGTTATTCAAAGTATAGGTAGCAGATGTAAGAATGTATTGATGATTATCAAATATACCAGAACTACCCCATTCGATTTTTAGAATCGGAGGGCTTGCCTGATAAGCATTTGCCTTAGTCCACATTTCCAATAATCGGCATTTAGTAATTACCTCTTTTGGATTATCTGGGTCATTACAAAACCAAGATACATTGAATTGAATTATGTCCTCACTACCAGTAAAGTGATACATAGGAGTATTACGTCCCATAGATTTAATCGTTGCCCAAGTAGTTTCTCCTCTAAAATCAATTGATGGTGGTCTATTCTGAAGAGTGATATATTGATAGGGGCTAGCAGTAAGATTATAAATCACTACTTGATTCATACTTCTTACCTCAGGCATTACCAAGAAAAGTTCTTTATTCTTTGTAACACTCTGACCTTTAGCTGGGTCCATTTCTTCATATCCGAATGGAACTCCACCTTCTACTTGATGCTTTAATTCCATCCGATACTGAGCCTGAATCCTTTGGTTTAGCTTAGGATTCTTTGAAGTAGCTCTGGGTCCGAAGGGATTATTTGGGTCATAGATTTTACCCTTATCTGCAGTATCCTTAGGCAAGGTAGAAGTTGCTCTATTGAGATAAATCCTTGCTCTCCAAAGTTTATTCAGAGGACCAGTAAGAACTCCTGCAGAATCCCTGGTGAGGTCATTGTATTTTTCAACAACCCCACCTGCTATTTGATTTAATATTCTTGCCATGATTGTTTAGTTTAATCCTAAAGATATACCAGTAAAATCTTGTTGACCACCAGGAGCAAAGTCTCCAGCTTCGTTTCCATCTACTGATATATTAATTCTTGAATCCTTAAACCCATCTCTGATTGCACCTCTAACCGCATCAATGAATGCCTGTTGGTTTCTATCTTGAATAGAAGCTTTGGTTTCTTCCGAGTTTAGAGCAGCAGTGTTATTATCCACCGAATTAGTAAGACCTCCTATTACTTCTATCAATGCAGGGATAGCTATAGAAGCTAGTAGTCCCCAAGGCCCACCTAAGAATCCTAAAAGTCTACCACCAAGTAATCTAGCACCAAATCCCATAGCACCTTTCTTAGCAATCTGTTGGCCTGCAGTTTTAGTTATATTAGAACCTACTGCTGCACCAACACCTGCTCCTGCAAGTGTACTCATTGAAGTAAATCTTCCTCTTGCATCTCTTGCTACTACAGTACCTTTCTTGGTTTTACCTATAGCACCTCCCATGGGCAATGCAAAGAATTTACCTGGAGCCATTTGCATAGCAGTCATCCTCATCATCATTGCAGAGATATTTCTCATATGACCTTCAAGGATAGTAGCTTGAACATTAGTTCTTACCATACCTTCTGCCATACCATTAGTCTCGGTAGTAGCTAAAGCTTGGAAAGTACCAATCATTTTGATTGTACCTTGAATAAATTTGAAGCCTTGATATAAAGTACCTACTACTGCTCCAGTTGCAACTACCTTTACCAAGAACTTACCTGCCCAAGTTTCTTGTATACTGTTAATAATCTTTAGGATACCAGAACCCAATTTAAGTACTGGGCTAAAGACTTCAGCAAGTGTAGAACCTGCAGTTACAATAAAGTTCTCCCAGTTTGATTTAAACTGTTCGATAATACCAGCAGGAGTTTGTAATCTCTCTTGAGTTAAATTTTCTACTGTACCGTTTGCACCTGCAACCTTATCCATAAGTTCTGTAAGCTTATTAGCTCCAGTCCAGTAATCCTGAAGTAAAGCTGAGGCAGCTCTTGTACCACGAACTCCAAAGATATTGAACAAAGCAGAGGAGATATCTATTCCTCGTTTACCTCTAAGTTTATCTCCCAGGATAGATATAATCTTATCTAATCTCAAAAGATTACCAGAGGCATCTACTAGAGAAGCTGGGTCTATACCTAAAGATTTTAGCATCTCACCACCTCCCTTTTTCTGCCCGGTTATGGAAAGGGTTAAATAACGCATCATATTTGCTAATGCAGTACCTGCTGATGAAGCTTGTATACCTTGATTACCAAGTACTCCAATGGCTGCAGCTGCATCACCCATACTGATTTTAGCATTTCGAAATTCTGCTCCTGAATATTGGAAAGATTGGGCAAGGTCTGTTAGAGAAATATTTGCAGAGGTTACTGCAGTTGCCAATTGGTCTACTACCTGAGTAGCATTCTGTGAAGGTATATTAAAGGTCTGCATGATGTTAGTCATCAAGTCAGCAACTCCACCTTTCTGACCAATAGGCATACTGAAGATAGAAGCCAGCTTAGCTGCAGGGCCAATCATTCTTTCGATTTGCTCTACATTGTTACCAGCCATTGCCAAGTACCTTTCGCCTGATGCAATATCTGCAGCAGTAAGAGGAGTTACCTCATTGACTTCTTTGGCTACTTGCATTAGCCTTGCCTGTTGAGCAGCATTAGCTCCAGACATTTTAGAAGCTAAGAATACTTGGTCGTATACTCCTGCAGAATATTGGTAGGCCCTTGCCATACCTCCAACCAATTCTTTTCCAAACTCAAAAGCATTAGAAGTTGACATTTGAATACCTCGATTCCAGGTATTCATATCGTTCATCATTGTTCTAAATGAGTTCGATATTCTGCCAGCCTCATTAGAGAATCGGTCTCTTAATACCATTGCAACACCGACCTCGACTAAGCTTCTTCTGTCTATCATTTTCTAGTTTTCTTTTTTAAGTTTTCATAATACTCATCGGCTATATCCTTAAATCTTTTCCTTTCTCGATACGGAAGACGCAAAAAGCTGAGATAGTCAATGGCTACCTCAGCTCTACATATATAAGTGAATGTACCTGGGTGGTCTACGCTTCCGTCAGGTAGAAAAAAGTCGGTGAAAGCATTATAGGATATTTATCAATTCTTCCAGGTATACTTGGATGTTCTACATCGGTGTTACCATCGAAGACTGGGTCATATTCAAATATTGTTTTACGAATCTCTGCAATGTCTCTTACTGAGAATAAATGGAAGCTTTCTACCTTTTCCCATTTACCATCAATCTGAAGATGTAAGTTCCTTGCAATCAATGCTGCATTACGAGTTTGTTTTTCTATTGGTAAAGTAACCAACATTCTTTCTCCTGCACCAGTAAGCAAATCAAATTTAACTACCTTACCTGAAAATAGAGTTACTTCGTAATCGGTAAGCTTACCTTGTTCTGGATAATAAGGGATAGCGTTTGGTTTTTCGGCCAATTCCTTTTCTGTAGGAAATTCTCCATAGTTATCGAATAACATCTCGCTTAAGGATTGACCGTAAGTTTGTACTCCGCCTTCTTGGCCCCAATCATATTCAAATTCTACTTCATCACCAAGTGAGAAGATTCTTGATTGGAATAAGATACAGTATCTGTCATTCAAAGGGATACGGTCTGCATCCTCTACCGTTAATCTACGATTAGGAGTAAAGTCGGTATCAACTACAATTGCCTGAATGAACTTAGTAAGGTTCATAAGGTTTCTTACATCCATAGGATTAGATAAGATATCCTCATCTGCACCATTCTGTTCCCTGATTGAGAATTTATAACCTGATGGGGTTATAAACTCATGTGTTCTACAATTTAATTCCATGTTTAAATAAGTTATTTGGTTATACTTTAGTTCATAGTGTTCGCTGTAACAACAAGAAAGGGGTGAGCCCTTTCTAGGAATCCCACCCCTCCCACCTAAAAATCTTAGTGAAAATAGACTAAGCGTTTTTAATACTTATCTACAGTACCTACTGAGAATTCGATACTTTCGATAGTGTTTTCTGAAGCCATTCTGTCCAGGTCTAATCCTGTAATCTTACATGGCCATACCTCTTCGAAGAGGTGGGTGTTAAGTACGGAAACTCCATCTTCAGCAAGTTCATTTACGATTACATTTTCCCAGTATTGGCTTGGTACCAAACCTCCACCAGCAATCATATCTTGGCATGAATAAAGCCAATCATGAAGCCATGTATCTGAACCTGCAGTAGTTAAAAGTTTACCTACTACTAAGTTACCTACAGTAACTCTACCGGCAGTTTTAACGTCCCGGTTAACGTCTCCATGAGCAACCTGGTCAATCTCTACATCTGGCAAAGTACAAGTTTGGAACAGATAAGTATTGATTGGGTGCTTAGGGAATGTGATACTCCAAAGGAATTTCTTTCTTGGATTCTTTACTTTTGCTCCCATGTTTTCTTAATTTTATTCGTTAACGTCCTGAACAGATACGGACTTGGATGCCTGGTCAATATAGATGCCCATAGTGATTTCTTGCATCGGAACGATATCCTTGAATTTCAGGATTGCTTTGTATTTACCTTGACGAACATCAGCTTCATTGTTAACCGATAAGTCATTGTACGAGTTAGCGTCTTGGTCACCCATCCAGGTGTATTCAGACATGGCATCTTCATCTACCAAGTTATCCAGCATTGGTTTAACTTCTAGATAAATCTTATTCCAAGTGTTCCAGATATTTGGTTCTTCCAAATACTTTTCTAGAATAGGTCTAAGATTCTTTTTGAGATACAGATTCAATCTTACAATTGCAAGGAATCTTTCTGAATCCTGTTTTACCTGAGAAGAAAAACAATGCCACAGCAAAGTTTGTTTACCTTGGTTAGGAACATCTTTGATACAGATTATATTTGCATAATTCTGTGCTAACTCATTGAGTTCCTTAGTTCTTGAAGGAGAACCATAATTTGGGCATACTGGACCATTACCATCATAGATAATGCCCCGATTCATACCAGCAAATGATTTCCAAGGTCCAAACTGAGAAGCAGAAGCATCTCCTAATCCTGCAATGGTACCAAGAACATCTGAATCTACCAAGTTACCGTCGGCATTATAGTATTTAATACCACCACCAAAGTAAGCAACATACTTACTGTTACCTACAGTACCAAGGCAAGTCTGAATCCAAATGATGATTGATTTCAAGTCTCTTGGTTGGTCACCCTGAGTATAGTGAGTAGTATATTTTGGTACTTCAATGTAGTAGGTATATTCTTGCAGTTCTTTAACCATATCTACTGCAGCCTTGTGTACTTTAAGTACATCAGCGGATGCTTCAAGATGTTGGTCAATGTGTGAACAGAAGATTTGATATACATCTACATAATCCTTAACGAATTCCAGAGAAGCAATCCATTCGTCTGCCGTAGGAGTACTACCGGCACTACCAATTGTACCATTCAATTTTACTCCATCGGCAGTGATAGCAGCACCATTGAGTTTAATATCAATTGGGTTTCTTGTCCCATCTACATCATCAGTTAACCATTTGATGAAGTTGTTCCAAGATTTGATGTTCTCTGTCTTTTCAGTTAATACCGGAACGATATATTCTGAGTTCTTTGCAAATGCACTCAGAGCAAGGTAATCTACAGAAGTATCATTGTTATCATCTGCAGTTTTGTAGGTTACTACTGGACCTTGTTCAAGTACCTGGCCATTAGCACTAATTACTTGATAGTAAACCGTGTTAGCCTGTTTGTAAATATTCACAGAGAAAGTTTCAGCACTACCAACTGGGTCTCCATATCCTTTAGTTACCAAACCAAAGCCAACAGCAACTGAACCAGAAGTAAACTTGAAAAGAGTAGAAGCCGTGGGTTCCTCTGGAGTTGCAGAAGCTACTACCGGAGAACCGTCTTCAGCAGCCTTAGGAGCAGATGCAGCTTTAGCTCTTGTTGCAGCAGATACTACACCTTTGGTTGCACCCTTACCAAGTACACGAATAATACGAAGCTTAGAACCACCATTGAAAGCCTTTTCGATGTTTGATACAGAACCATCTGGTACTATCTCAGAACCAAAGACTCTTTGGAATTGAGAGAAAGATTGGATAAGTTCTGATGGGTCATCATATGGACCTTTAGTAGTTCTAGCCAATACACATGAAACTCCTAACATAGGAGTAGTTTGAAGAACGTTCTCGTTCTTAAACTCGAAATTTACAGATGGTGAATTAGGCATATTTATACTAATTAAGTTAATTACTCATTTATTTAATACCCTCTAGTATTGAGCTATTTTACGTTAAGGTTAAGTAAATCTGATTCTGGCTTTTCGGTTAGTCCCATCAATACTGAGATGTCTTGAATTGGTACAAATTCGCCTTCTTCAGCAAGCTTCTCAGGTAATATACCATCCTTACAAGTATACTGATATACTTTTTCAAGTAGACCATGACTCTCATCTGGGTGGTCATAGTAATTACCTATTTCGATAAATAGGTTTCCTGTTGGTGCTACCCGACCATCTTCCCATTCTTCTAAGTTATTATAATAAGGTCTTACGTATCCTCGAGAAGGTAATGCTTCATACATAATACTATGAAGTAACCTCATATCGGCTTGAGTATTAGATACCAGGTGAATATCTAGAGTTATATCCTTCGTTTCATAAGGAAATTCAGATGCTTGGTAATTTCCACCCTCTAGTTTATCACCAATGATATATTTGTTCACACCTATATCACCATTATAGAATCCTTGTAGTTCAATGGTAATTCTAGGGCATGTCTTTGCACCCTTAACCTGATTGTTACCTATACCAAATATTGGGATGAATTTAGGCATGGCATCTTTATCTGCCTGAAACCTTTTTTCATTTTCTTGTGATAAAGGTAAGTAGTCTTCTGGGTTAAGAGTTAAACCTTTCTTAAGTGCTGTTTGTAATAGGCAAATATAAAAGGTTCTTTCTACGATTTCTTCTGCATTTACCATATCATAAACTTCTTACTGCTAATATACCAAATGTACCTTTGCCACCATCAGAGAATTCTACATCCCAACCTCCAGATATAGATGATATAGCTAGTTGAGATTGTCTAGCATGAGCTGTACCTGAAAAAGTAGGCATAAAAGTATTAGCTACATTACCATAACCATCAACCCAATAAGTTGTAGTTGAAGTAGTTGGTATAAAATTACTAACTACTCTTTGTTCACCAATAGCTGGTATTTTAAAAGAAGCTACACTCTTATCTACTTCTTTACCCTCGATGTATTTATACTTATAACCTGTAACTGTAAAACCAGAAGAACCCTCTAATCCTGTATTACCTAAGTTTACATTAACCTGAGGTTCTATATTATAAGAATAGGTTACTTCACCAGCTGCCTGAGTTACAATTACTGTTTTAGTTAGACCACCAACTTGCTTGATAGTTAAAGTTCCACTGAGAAGCTGTTCCGTATGATTCTTAGAAGTAATGGATACCTCTAGAGTCTTTTCTTCATTATCAGTAAATCTTAGTTCAGCAGTAAATGGAGGTTCCTCTAGGAATTCTGCTGTAACTTCTACATTTTCCCAATCTCCTTGGGGTGTACCATTAATCATTTCCCTACGTTGAGAAGTGATTGCCAAAGTATCAGAGCCACCCTTACCCAATATGTTTATGGCTTCCTTATCTACTTCTAATTTGTATTCGTAGTTAAGGCTGCCTTTCTTTTGAATAAGATTTACAGTCTTAGGTACTCCATTAACTGTAATGGTAAGGATGGCTTTTTTATCTGCTTCTGTATCATTCACTTTTAACGGATGTACCATTACGAGTGCAGGACCAGTACCAGATGTTTTATCTGCTTCAAAATCTGCCATTACTTTGTATATTTTCTAAGTTCTTTTCTTAATTGATTTCGTATCTCTTTCTCTAAAACTACATTTCCACCTGCTGCCTCGAAAGCAGGTTTCCATAAAGGACGAGGTGGAAGATTACCATCTCTACTACCATACTCCAACATGATAGCAATTTGGTTAAGTGTTTTTCGAGAAGTTCTACCAGAGTATGTTATCTTCCTTAATCCTGGAGGAAGACCAACAAAGGTTCTATCTTTCTGAGTTACCATTGTAACTGACCTTGCATATTGACCAGTAAGGTTTAATAAAGTATGTGCTCCATACTTCTTAAGTGTAGCAGTAGCATGAGGAGGCCAAGAAACTTTGGAACCAGGTGGAGGTAGACCATTATTTAAACTACGCCTTACTATACGAAGAAGTTGATTGCCAAACTTTCTAGTACCTAACTCGTATCCGAGCTTCATGATACTTGGAGTCTTGGCAATCAACCTCTCAGCCTGACGTTGTTTAACAGGGTCTACATAAATCTGAATATCACATAGATTATTCGAGAGGTTTATGTTAACCTTTCTGCTTGCCATCTTTATTCTTATTTAATCCCAACTCACTGGCAATCTTCATAAGAATATCTTGTTGCATGGATAACTTCTCTGCTACTTCGGTTTTAAAAGCCTCGAACTCTTCTTGCTTATAAGCCGGAGCTGGTTGTTGTTGAGGAGTTAGCATACCCTCGATTGTATGAAAGATATTATCACATTCAGTAACTACTGCCTCATATTTCTCTCGGTTATTGAGAATATTTACAGCAGTAGTCCTTTGGATATTTACTTCGTTTACGATATTGCGTAAGTCGGTAGTGTAATAAATATTATTATGAATACCTTCTGCAGCATCTGTAGGAAGGTATATTGTCAAAGAGGATACAGAATCTTGAATAACGATTTCTGTATTTGCGGCAAAGCTTCCATCTGGGCCAGTGGCTCTTGGTTTGCTCTCACCAACTTTTAATACTTTAGCGGTATCAAAGATTGGATACCCAGAACGTCTGTCTCTCTCTAAGGTGTATATGGTATCACCTTTCTGCAATTTAGAAAAAATCAAATCTTCCATGTTCATCTTTTATTAATTAAGTTTAAACCAAATGATACTGCACCTGGATTCCTTTGCATAAAGTCTACCAGGTTTAAGAATTGATAGTATCCAAATTGGTCAATGAGTGACTGTGCTTTATTTGCTACTTCCTTTGCTATCTCTGCATTGGGAGCAGGCAATGTAAGTTGAATAGTAAAATCTTTTAGTTGATTTCCATTGGTTGGTTCTTTCTTAATCTCTTCACTTTCCATATCGTTTTATCTTTAGGTGGGTATAAACGAAAAAAGGAGTACACCTATGTAAGATGCACTCCTTCCTAATCTGGCTTACGTAATGACGACGGTCATTATTAAGCCGGGGTTGTGGATGTAGTCTTAAGAGCTGCAACTACTGACTGGATAATGTTCTGGTCTCTCTGAGCATCTACTACTCTGTTGAGACGGGCAATTTCCTGGTCTTTAGCGGTGTTTTCGATGAGGCACTTGATTTCCTGTTGGCCATTCTTGATGTCGCAGCAGCAACGTTCCAACTGAAGAGCCAATTCAGATTTTACTTCTTTAATCAGGCCTTTAGTTTCGCAGCAGCATTGCTGTTGTTCAAAGCTCATGTTGCAAAGACGGTCCATAACACGGTTGAATCCTGCTCCCATTTGGTCACGAGAATCCCGGATATCAGAATTAGTTTTGTAACCAAGGTCGCAAAGTCCTCTTTCCGTAGTGAAACGGTTGTTGAGAACTTCTCTTCCAACACCGGCAACATCTTTTGCTACACCATTGACTTCTTGAGTAACTCCACGAGCTGCATCAGAGATATCTTTGTAGATACCTGCCTTTGCTTCTTGAACTGTAGATTCTACTTTCTGAATGTCAGCTTTAGTGTCATTGATTTTGTCCCATACGGAAACTGCAGCAGCACCAAAGCCACCACCTACCAATGCTCCACCAACGGCACCCCAACCAGAGCCCCAGCCTGAGTTTCTATTACAACTATCATTACAACAACGGTCTCTGTCGGCTACCACTACAGTGCCTTCTCCCGATTTTAATTCTATAACGTTTTAGTTTTAATGTTAAACATAAGTTAATTAATTTTGTATATAGGCCTATACGTATATAAATACCGCAGTATTGTTTTATTTATATCAAGTAAAATATCTATGATATACACCACAAATAATGATTGGTAACTTAGTCGGATCTTTAGGAGTTAAAGTTAAAGTACCAATTATGGTTCCTATAGGAAAAACAGTAGTATTCTTTTTTATTATATCTAAACGAATACCATCATCATTATCTCCATCACTTGATAACATACTGATATTTACTGTAAAACCAGCGGGAACACCAGCAGAAGGGTATAATTCCCAGTAATATTCGTAATCAGTAGTTTGATTTGGGTCATTACTAATGGTTACAGGCCTACCGCTTTTACTAAACTTTAAGTTACTTAATTCTACTTGTTGAGTATAAGTACTACTATCTGTACCACCCACTGCTATATTGGTTTCAATTGTGATAGCATCTTGAGCTAATGTACCGAGCCCATAATAATTACCTGACCGTATATCAGTATTACCAACCCAATTTTCATCTTTTATGGTATTTAATCTAATTGTTCTAGGCCCGTTATTATTTACTCTCCCTCCCAGGTAGCCTTCATCTCTAGAGTCTTGGCTAACATAGGCATATAAGGCTTGATTACCATTGCCAGGTTGTTCAAATCTAACTTGCAGATTTCTTGCAGAATCTCCTTCGTTATTGGTTAGTGCCCTGAAAGTCCAGTTATAGGAGTTATCTGAGTTCTGTCCATTATCAATAACCTGCAACCAATCTTCAGAAGGTGGTATTAATGTAGGTTTGACGTACTTCTTGGTAAACTCTACTCCATATCTTCGTAAGCTTACGTAGGATATAATATCCCTACTACCTGCACTACTACCATATATATCACCCTCTAGAGTAATATTAGTAATGGTACTTCCTTCTTGTTTCCAACTAAATTCAAAAATTCTAGTATATGGTATTGGGTTTACTAGTAGGGTAATAGTGGGTACTGTCCCTACCTCTTTACCATTAATTACAACTTTAGGGTTATATAAAGTTATGGTATGAGTACGAGGGTGTTCGGCTAAGTTCTGTACAGAATTAGTAATACCTATAAAAGCATTTTCAGAATCCGATTGTAGAGTAGCAGATACCTGACCACTGGGTGAAGCTATTGCCGAGTTGTTTTCAGCTATGGCTCTAGAATCCCAAGAAATAGGAGTACCCTCTACTCCATTGATAGAAGTATATTCTAGTATGTGTAAATCCATCCTTACAGAATTTTCCATACCCGTAGTACCTTCTAATTCAACTTCTGTTACGTTTTCTTCTATTGTACCATTACTATAGTTTGCAGTCCAAGATATTTCATACCGTGTAGAGATTGTTGCAGCATCTTGGGTAAATGCCCAACCATTTTCTACTTCAGCAGTACCATTATAAAACATTACACTACCAGACCGAGTTTGATTAATAGTATTTTCTTTTACAGAAACCTCAAAATCATATTCATAATTGGTAGGATTACCACCAATTAAATCTACAGAAGCCCAATCGGTAACGGTAGAATCCAAATCAAAATCAGGTTGAACAGCAACTTTACTCGTTACTTTACCATTGATTAAGGTTTCCCTATAAGATTGAAGTGTAACAGTTATACTCTGAGCTAAAGCCGAAAACATTCCATCTGGAATTGGTTCTACATAATTGATATAATCCCTAGTAGTAATACTTGCAGCTTGTTGTTCAACTGTCAAAGTTATCGAAGTATCACTACTACCAGTTTGAAATATAACGATATCTGCACTTCTTTGACTAGTAGTTGTATTCTCATCTACGGTTACTATGAGTGTATTAGATTGCTCTTCTACATGAATCCAACTTGGAGAACCTGGTATAGACGTAGTCCAAGTAGTATCTTCACTTTGACTTGTAACAGAACCGTTAACAATCTTATACCTTTTACTACTTATGGTAAAAGAGTAAGTACCACTAGGCTTAGCAGGCACTCGTTGATTTAAATCTTGAGTACCGTTATTTACCTTTAGTTCATAAGACCAAGCAACACTAGCACCTGCTTGTTTTACACCTAAACTTAGAGTTTTACTACCGTACTTTAAGTTTAAACTACCCCTAAGTTGAGATTCAGAAGTATTCTCTGGCATAGTAGCCCTTATACGATATCCCACACCAAGTTCATAAGTTACACTAGTACTACTTACAAAACTAGGTTTAGTTTTTACAGTAGGAGTATCATCATGCCAAGTTGTATCTTTACCATTTACCACGTCCCAATAACCAGACCTTACTAAAGCTTTAACAATTCCTCCAATATTTGGAGCTGTAGGGAAATTCTTCTTAATAACCAACTCTTCTCTAATGGCCACTGTACCTGCGGCCTGACTACAAGTAATGGTTACGGTTTTGCCTGAACCCACCTGCTCATATACTACAGTACCAGTTCTTGCTTGAGTTGTAGTATTCTCTTTCAGGGTAATAGCCACAGCAGCAGTAGCACTTTGTATTTCAGCAGAAGTAGATTTAACTTGGATATTAACACCTTCATGTGAACCTTCTACTAAAGAACCATTAATATATTTTTCACGATAACTACTAATTGTCCCAGATTTGGTTGTACCTAAGGCATCAAAGTTTAACGTTGGAGTAGAAGTAGTTAATGTATATCTCCATTCTACTAGATATGCACTTTGAGTTACCGTAACTTCTTTATAGACAGTGTCCATAGTTGCCCTTACTACTACACTCCTTTGATTTGCAGTTGTGTTTTCTGCAACAGTCAAAGTAGTACCCGATAAACTGAATCCAGTACTAGCAGTAGGTATACTAAGAGTAGGAGTACCTGTAGCATCAGATGCTGCACTAGTTGCACCTGAAGACCAATGGTTAGTTCTACTTGCCCTTGCACTTGCAGAGATTTGTGATGTACCACCTTGCTCAGTAAATGTACTTGGGTTTGCCGAAATAGAAACTACCCATCCACCCTGAGTTACACTTTCGATTTTATTCTCTGCTTGATATAAGTCGATTGAGGCACTACCAGATTTACCATTAAGAGTAACGGTTAATGTACGGCTTCCCAATTTAGTTCTTGCCTTTGCAGTCGTGCCCAGATTAGAACCAGAGATATTTTCAGACCATACTACTGAAGCTCCAGAACTTATAGTACCGCCATCATTGGTTTTACCATTCCATCCCCAAAGTTGAGAATAAATATAAGTAGGTGTAGCTGCAGTCCCTCCTGATGCAGGGATATCAGTGATGCTTCCTAAATATACTGTAGGTGTACCATAGGTTTTTACACCAGCTGCCTGAGACAAAACTGGTGTTAGTTTCTTACCAGATTCTGCCTGAGTAAGAGTATCAGTATAAGAACGAGAACTTTCAGACTTATTTTCTAAAGCTTCGTAATACCCACTCTCTACTGAAAGCCATGATGGTAAACTAGGCCTTGAATAATCAATATTTACTGGACTACCCACAGCTTTACCATTTATATACTTTTGCTTATTCGAAGTAATAGTTAATTCTATAGGTGTACCTTTACCACCTATAGCCTTAAATACTAATGAATTATTCTTACTTGTAAAAGTATATTTCCAAGTTTCAACTCCTGCATCCTGAGTAAATTGAACTGTTACCTGTTTACCTGACTCATTCTGAGTAAAGGTTAAACTTGCAGAACGTTGATTTAGAGTTGTATTTTCTGAAGCTTTATAACCTTCATCATAAACAATCCAGTCCGGATAAGCAGATTGGGTATAACCCACAGAAATAGTATCTCCGATAGCTACTCCATCTATCTGTTTTTGTTTAGTAGTACCTAAACCAAACCCCCGAGGAGTAGAATACCCTCCCAAAGCTGGGAAGTTTAAAACGGTGTCTACTACAGTAAAAGCATATCTATAGGTTACCTTATGAATATCGCTAAGCTGTACTGTTTCATTATTTCCGTAGGAACTAGCATTGGATATTTCCAAGCCAACGTAATTTTCTCCCGTTCCTGTAGGAGAGAGTGCCAACAATTCAGCCTTGGTAGGGCATTCGTTTGAATCCTTACCAAGGCCTACTTTAGTTTTGACAGCACTCCATGTTGCTATCTCACCCATATTAATCTAAGTTTGTGAACAAAAGTTTTTCTCTTAACTCATCAATCTCAGCTTTCAGAAGTTTGATACCTTCGATTGCCAATACTGACATCTTAGAATAATCTACCTCTTTAACCAGGATATAGGTTTCTCCATCTTTTTCTACCTTTTCAAAGGCTTCAGGATTAGGAACTGTTTCAGGTTTAACCGCATTCTCAGAAACTAATTCTGGGAAATGTTTTTCGATTGTCTGAGCAATTGTACCTATATCATGATTACCTCGAATCATAAATGAATCCGTAGGTATAGAGCAGATTTCATCAAGAGTATGTTCCAAGGGTTTAATGAAAGTCTTAAGTCTTTCGTCAGATTCTTTCCATAAACCAGAAGGAGCAGATACCTTCTTAAAGATAATCTCAGCAGTAGTACCCATTCCCAATTGGTCTCTTGTTACTCCATGAGGATTACTCTTATTCTGGGTGTGAATAGTAAGATTGGTTTGAGCGTTGGTACCTGCAGCCTTGGCATCTGCAATAGCCGTAGCTTGAGCAGTAGATACTGGTTTATCTGCATCTGATGTATTGTTAACATTACCCAATCCCACTTGAGCTTTAGTTACTCCATGAGGATTAGATTTATTACCAATATGGGAATCTACTTTGGCATTTACAGTAGTATCTGCTTGAGCTCTTGTTGCAGCTTCATCTGAAATTAATCCTTCTATTCGGGTAACCTCACCTTTTCGGTCATTAACTTCTTTAGTGATATTATTCTGAAGAGTAGTATCTGCACCTCTTAAGTCTTCAGCAATTAATTCAATTGCAGCTTCAAGGTCTGTTCTTACTTGAGTATCTGCTGCTTTTCTATCTGATACCTCTTTAGTGATAGCTGCAGTGAGTTCGGTTTTAGCCGTAGCTATTGCAGCATCTCTATCTACTACCTCTTGAGCAATATCATCTGCCAATTCTCCTTGCAAAGCATTAATAGCAGCTACTCTTGCAGCAGTCTCATCCGATATCTGTTTCGGTAAAGTAGTATCTAATTTAACTTTATCGGCAGCAGCCATAACACCGGCTTTAGTAGATGATGCAGCAGGGATCTGTAATCCTTGAATACCTGTACCGTCTACCTTTTCATAATTTATGGTAGCTTTAGATGTATCTGTAACAATCTGGGTTAACCGTATAGGATTAAAAGCCATAAGACGATTAAGATTATCCGTAGTAGTTTTACCCTTTCCACCATCGTAAGCAGTACCTGTAATCTCTCCAATTACTACTCCACCAGAAATAATGGGTGCCCAAGTAGTACCAGTCCATCTAAATTGATAACTGGGTTCTCCATTAGTTATATTCTGATAAATCTTCCCAGCTTCTCCAACTACGGGAATGGTATGTTCTGCATCGGCAAAGATAGCAATATTAGAGATATCTCCTGTAGGAGATACATCATAGGTTGCATATACATCTATTACATCATCTACATATGAAGGTAATTGTTCAGTAGGTACTTTGCCATTTTCATCCAAAGAAGCTAAACCATTAGCTTGACCCTTAGTAGCTTTAAAAGTATCAATATCATCCTGAACTCCCTGGATATCTTCGGTTAATTCAGTTTTTAAAGCATTATCTGCATTGGCTCTTGCAGTAGCTTCATTGTCGATACGAGTTCCTAATGCAGTATCTGCTGCTTCCCTATCTTGAGCTTCTTCTTCTACGGCAGTAGTTAGTTTAGTATCTAATGCCGTATCGGCATCTTTTCTGTCTTGAACTTCCTTATTGATAGCCGAAGTAAGTTTGGTATCCAAAGCTGTATCTGCTGCTTCCCTTGCAGCTTCTTCAGCATCGATGTTTCCTTGAAGTTCTGTCTTAGCAGTATTGATGTTACCATTGAGTTCATTCTTCAAAGTTGTATCTGCAGCAGCTCTATCGGTAATCTCTTTATCTACTTTAGCTTCAACTCTAGCCAATTCAGTAGCATCAGCCCCTGAAGAAGTTTTAATTTGGCTATCAAGTTTCTTAAGACCTTCTACCAAACTTCCTGAATCCAATAAATAATTGGTATCGGTTAAGTCGGGCATTCCTAAAGCATCGGTAAGGCCAACTGAAATTTTTACTTGGTTAAATTTAGAATCAGCATCTGCTTTATCGACTTCAATTCGTTTTTGTACTTTACCAAAGGCTGCCGAAGTAGTATCTGTTACCTTTACATCCAAATCTGCAGGAGTAGTACCGGTTGCCTTTACATAGCCATCGAGTTTGATATCAGTACCATTAAGTACTGGATTAGAATCCAAACGATGAGTATTGATAGTATGAGCATTGGTAGCATCAATATTATCCTGCAAAGTAGTATCGGCTTCAGTACGGGCAGTCTCTTCAGCATCGATATTATCCTGCAAAGTAGTATCTGCAGCTTCCCTTGCATCTTCTTCATTATCGATACGAGTTCCTAATGCAGTATCTGCATTGGTACGGTCTGTAACTTCCTTGTCAATACGGCCATTCAAACGAGCATCTTCCTGGGTTCTTGCAGCTTCTTCTGCATCCAGGGCATCTTGAAGAGCCTTATCTGCAGCCTTGCGTTCTGCAATTTCTGTATCGATACGAACTCCCAGTGCAGCATCAGCAGCAGTTCTTGCAGCTTCTTCTGCATCCAGGGCATCTTGAAGAGCCTTATCTGCAGCCATTCTTTCTTCCCTTTCGGTTCCCAGGTCTGCAGTATTCTGGTCGATTTTACCTTCCAACCGAATGTCTTCTGCCTTACGAGCAGCAATCTCAGTTTCAAGTAAAGCCTTAACTTCCAGATAAGAACCAGAAATATTATTCTGAATACCCTGAATCAATTCCAAATTTCTCTGAATGTTTGCAGCATTCTGAGTGATAAGAGCATCTTGGTTATTTGCTCTTGCCAACAATTCAGTACGAGTTTCAGTAACATAGGTTCTTAAGTCTTCTACTGTCTTGGTCAGAGTAGTACTCAAAGTAGTAAGCTTAGTATCTAAAGCTGTATCACCTTCGATTCGTTTTTCGGTTTCTGTCTCAATCTTCGTAGTTAACTCATTTAACTTCTGAGTCATAGTTGTTGCGAAGTTGGGGTCATCTCCTAATGCTTTAGCAATCTCTTCCAGAGTATCCAATACACCAGGAGCAGAGCCAATGATTTTCTGAATTGCTGCCTCTACCTCAGCTTCAGTTTGGAATCCTGAATCATTCAGAAGTTCAGAAACTTTAGTTATGTAATTTGCATGTTCCTCGATTCCATTCAGTTTATTCAGAAGAACATCGGTAAAGTCGTTTGAAGAAAGTACCTTACCATCTACCTTGTCTACCTTCTTAGATTCAAGACCCTGGATAGCAGTTGTACGGTCTGAGATTTCCTGGGCAATCTTATTATCTAATAAGGTATCGGCATTCTTACGGTCAGCAACCTCTTTATCAATATTTACCTGAAGAGCTGTATCTCCTGCTAAACGGGTATTGGCTTCATCGGAAATATCCTTAGATAAACCGTTTACTTCGTCTTTATGATTTGCTATTGCAGTATCCAAATTTGCCTGTATAGCATTCTCTCTAGCGGTTGCTCGGTCTTTCTCGGTATTGATTGCTGCCGTGTTAGCTTCTACCTTTGCTTTGACTTCATTTAAATCTGCAGTAGAACCAGTCTCCAAAGAATCAATTCGGTCACTTAAAGTTTTATCTGCTGCTTCCCGGTCCTTAACTTCTTGAGTAACCTCACCTTCTACTCGAGTAATCTCGGATGAAGTCTGTTGGCTTAAGTTAGATATCTGACTTTCAATCTTAGTTTCAAGTGCAGTATCTGCAGACTTACGGTCTCCGACTTCTTTATCCAGATTTACTTGAAGGATTTGGTCTGCTGCCTTGCGTTCTGCCGTTTCTGTACCCAAAGCAATATTGGTAGTATCAATACGAGAACTCAGATTACTATCGCCATTAGTACGGTCTACAATTTCCTCATTAACCATATCCTTAACTTCTTTGTAGTTATCGGCAATGATTTTATTCATGGCAGTGATTGCTTCAGAGTTCTTTGTGATATTTGCTTGGTTAGTAGCAATAGCCGTGGTATTAGCATTTACCTGAGCAGTCAATTCGTTCTTAACTGTATTGATAGCATCCTGCATTGATAAAGCCAAATCCGAAACTCCCTGAGTAAGAGCGGCAATGTTATCGGTATGGGTTTTATCTGCTTCCTTTCTATCAACAGTTTCTTTGTCGATATTTGCCTGCAAGATAGCATCAGCATCTTTACGGTCTTGGATTTCTTTTGCCAGGTTATCTTTAACTACTTGAAGAGCAGTATTTCCAGTAGCAGCCGAGTTATCTACATACTCTTTAAGTTCTTCCTTAAGAGCAGCATCTGCTTCAATTCTTGCGGTTTCTTCATCAGTTATATTTGCCTGGAGGGCTACATCAGCAGCTTCCCGGTCTTCAATCTCTTGGTTTACCTTTTCTGTAATTGCTGCCAACTTCTTGGTGATAGTTGAAGCAAAATTAGGGTCATCTCCTAATGCTTTAGCAATCTCTTCCAGAGTATCAAGTACTTCTGGTGCAGAGCCAATGATTTTCTGAATTGCTGCCTCTAC